TACGCTTGCCCTTCAAGCGACGAGCCTTACGTTTTCTACTACCAACCTTGCGGCGGCCTTTGCGAGGGCGATTTTTATGAGGATGGGGCATGATTTACTCCTTAAATTTGGTGCGCACGGTCGGACTCGAACCGACAAGCCGAAGCGGCGGATTTTAAGTCCACTGCGTTTACCAATTTCACCACGTGCGCATAATTGTTATTATAACATATCCTGGACAAATGTACATACGCAAACCTAAAAAAATATTCCGGGGAAATTTTGCGCGATTTTACCTTTTTACATGGGCTTTATGTATTTTACACATTATCCATGAATTATAGTAATTATCGTTTTCAAGAACTTCTTCCTGGAATTGATATTTAGCTTCAAAATAGTTGCATTCACCCTTTGATTTACATAGGCGAAGTATTTCTCGCCTAAAATTTATAATACCACAATTTTCAACATCGTACATCAATTCTTTATTAGAACCATAATAAGTTTTCCAATCTGATTCAATTTTGTACCGTTTCTTTTTCTTCTTAACAGTACGAGTTTTGGCTGACCAGAAAAACTTCTTGCCTATATATTGTTTGTTGTTTGTTAGATTTGTGATTCTATAAACAAAACCGTAGAATTCTTCTATTTTATCTGATTCTACTATTTGATTATTATAACACCACGGATTTTCATAAGACATAGAGGGACACCTTTCCCTCTATTTATTTTATGGATCTGGATACCAGTTTTCTTCATCAAGATCATCTTCTGTTTCATATCTGATCTTGTCACCACAAAACGGGCAATATTCTGGCGAGTCTACTTCATCATGCACTACTTGAAATTCTGCCTCACAATTTGTACAAACTATTTCTTTATCACTCAATTCCTTTTCTCCTAATTAATAAGTTACTCTTGATGGACATTTTGGATGGTTACAAACATATCCCCAAACTCCTTTACTGAAATCAATGCTGCATACTCTACATTTTGTCATATCTTCGGTAAACCCATCACTCGGTACATTTGGATATACCAGCGAAGGGTCTCTTCTTGCAGCCGCAAAGCCGTCGAGAAACCCCTTGCTATAACCCCGCTCATAGTCATCGGTACTGTGCACATCTTTAATTCCTTTGCAATTACAGTTATCACCACAACTCATAAACTAAATCCTTTAAAAGTATCTGTTGTTACATCTTTCTTCACACCACCATTTATATAACTGGTGATTTCAGTCTCTTGTGGTGCTACTTGTACTTCTGCTCCACTGATCCACTTGTGTGTCCATGGAAGAGGATTGCTACCTCCTTTATAAGGCGTAGGAAGACCGACGGCTGTCATACGCTTATTAGCAATCCATTCTATATATTCGCTCAGAAGTGCTTCGTTGAGACCAACCATCGAGCCGTCCTTGAATAGATAACTTGCCCATGCCTTTTCTTGCTCAACAGCATCCACAAATAGTTTGATGCATTCATCTTTTGTTTCTTCTGCAATTCTGGCGAAATCTTCATCCTCTTTCTGTAACGCCTTGAGTAGTTGTTGTGTTCCAGCAAGATGCAGGTTTTCGTCACGTGCGATAAACTTAATGATTTTTGCATTGCCTTCCATTTTCTTGACTTCCGCAAATGCCCATGAGCATGCAAAAGATACATAGAATCTAACTCCTTCAAGAATATTAACTGACATAAGTGCAAGCCAAAGCGCTTTCTTATGTTCATAATCATTATAAAGAATACGTACGTTTTGATCTCTCTTACCGTTTAAGTAAATGAGTTCATCATAGTACTTACTAATATCACCAGCGCAATCTACAATTTCTTTAATATCCGTTATTTCATCAAAGACTTTAGAGGGATTCGGATATATGTTCCTAATAATGTGGGTATAACTTCTGCTGTGTATTGTTTCGCTAAATGTCCAGGTAGTGATCCATGTTTCGAGTTCTGGAAGGGAACAAATAGGACCAAAAGCTGTTGTTGGTGCTCGACCTTGTACTGAATCAAGGAGGATTTGTCGCTTGAGATTGGAAGTAAAGATATGTTGCTCATGCTCTGTTAGATCCTTAAAATCTTTTGCATCTTTATAGATGTCAACTTCTTCTGGACGCCAGAAGAAACCAAGTTGTTTGTCAGTTAACTTTTCAATCCATGCGTACTTTTGCTTATCATATCTAGCAATAGTTGGTGCATCATCAAAAAAAGCTTTTACTTGTGTATGATCTTTTTTGTTATTTGAATCGAATACACTATACATCTATCTTACTCATTTTCTTTCTGCCAATAGTTTCATTTACTCTTGCTCTAACATGAGCATTTTCCCATGTCCAGCATTCACCAGTATCGTCTTGAAAGCATACCCACATTAGATCGTTTTCCATACCATAATCAATAATAAAATGTGCAACTGCTTTACCTTTTGGTGTCATCAAAGGAATAGGAGGATTCAATTGTGTTATTGTGGTACTCATATTTTACAACTTTCACAATCTTCTTCACTAACTTCACCAGCAGCAAGTACTGGCATCTCATATTCACCAGCACCATCATTGGTGTTGAAATAATATAATTGTTTTCCACCGTACTTATAGAACATCAACAGATGACCAATCATAACACTCATCGGAATCTTTTCATCTTTATAAAAGCGTGGATTGTAACTTGTATTGACGCTAATACCCTGATCTATGAACTTTTGTAAGACAGAGCAGATCTTAAGATAACCTTCCCGTGACTTCTGATCCCACAATAAATCATACTTTTTCTTGAGTTTGCGGACTTCTGGGACAACTTGTTTGAGGATACCATCCTTGCTTTGTTTAACCGAGACAAGAGAGCGGGGCGGCTCAATACCATTAGTTGGAGTGGAAATCTGTGCACTAGTTTCTGACGGCATGAGGGCCATGAGTGTTGAGTTACGAATTCCGTAGGTTTTAGCATCATTACGGAGTTCTTCCCACTTTTGATGATAACCCTCGGTGGTAAGTTCATCCATATCGCGCTTGTATGTATCGATTGGGAAGATTCCTTGCGAATATTTTGTTTCATTGTTTTTACTTGGAGCTCCCTTTTCTTTAGCCAAATCAACAGACGCTTTAATTAAATAGTAAGACCATGCTTCAGCATATTGATGAAGCTTGTTCAATCCATCGGTATCAATGTATTGATAGTTAAGATCATTACGAACAAGCCAATAAGCGAGATTAATGATACCAACTCCAAGAGGACGGCGAGCCATCGTGGAGTTTTTCGCCGCCTTAACAGGATAATCTTGATAATCGAGCAACTCATCAAGAGCACGAACGGCAAGAGTACAAGGACGTTCAAAATCGGCAGGATCACGAATCTTACTCCAGTTGATAGCTGCTAGCGTGCATAGTGAAATTTCTCCATTCTCATCATTAATATCATTCAAAGGTTTTGTAGGAAGATCAATTTCGCAACAAAGATTTGACTGATGAATTGGTGCTACATCCTTAATAAAGGAACTATGATCATTCGCATGATCGACGTTCATTAGATAGATACGACCTGTGTCTTTACGCTCTTGCATAAATGCAGAGAATAATTCTACTGCCGGAATAGATTTCTTTCGAATTTTGTTGTTTCGCTCTGCTTGTTCATAGAGCGTTCTAAACTTATCGGTATCAATAAAAAAGCTGTCATAAAGATCAGGAACATCATGAGGGCTAAATAGAGTAATATTACCGCCTGCCAAAAGTCTTTCGTACATAACTTTGTTAAACTGAACGCCATAGTCTAACCCCCTGATGCGATTGTCTTCTGTACCCTTGTTGTTCTTAAGGACTAGGAGATCTTCGACTTCCAAGTGCCAGATAGGATAATAAAGAGTTGCTGCACCGCCTCTGACACCTCCCTGTGAGCAAGATTTAACCGCGCTTTGGAAGTGTTTGTAAAAGGGAATAACGCCAGTATGTGAAGCATCGCCGTTGCGAATAGGAGAGCCGATAGCACGAATACGACCAGCACCAATGCCAATGCCAGCCTTTTGACTAACATACTTAACAATTGCGGAAGCAGTTGCAGAAATTGAGTCAAGTGAGTCATCTGTCTCGATAAGAACGCACGAGCTGAATTGCTTCTGAGGCGAGCGTAAACCTGCCATAATAGGAGTTGGCATTGAAATTTCAAAATTAGACGTTGCATCATATAAATCCTTTACCCATTTCAAACGGTCATCTTTATAGTTTCTAAACAACACCATACCGATAAGCATATACAACATCTGTGGTGTTTCATAGATATGATTTGTTACTCTGTTCTTTATAAGATACTTGCCACGAAACTGTTCCATCCCAACAAATGCAATATTAAAATCACGCTTGTGATCAATATAGCCATTAAGAACATCCAATTCAGCATCAGTATACCAGTTGAGAATATCCTTATCATAATATCCAGCATTGATAACATTGTGAATATGATTGCGAAGGTGAGGAATATTGAAATCGCCATATACTTGCTTTCTTAGATGATAGTTGATGAGACGCCCAGCAACATACTGGTAAGCTGGAGTATCTTCTGAAATCAAATCAGCTGCTGCTTTAATCAAAGTTTCTTGAATATCAGCTGTCTTGATTCCATTATAAAATTGAATATGTGATTTGATCTCTACTTCTGACTCAGATACACCATTTAGACCTTCACACGCCCATGAAACAACTTTATGAAACTTATTAAGATCGAGTGGTTCTTTGTTACCATCACGCTTTGTTACTTGAATTTGCGACATTATTGTTACCTCTTACTCTTTTCTTAATATTACTATATATTAGCTATGTTGTACACCTTATAAATATTCCTGTCAATAACGGAGGAAAATCATGGATACATGGTTTAAATTAATCGCAGACGTCGGCTTTCCAATTGCCGCAGCCTGCGCTATGGGATATTTTATTTTCTTAACTATTAAATTCATCCTTGCTGGCGTTATGAGTAGCGTTCAAGGTCTTAGTGGAATTATCACTGCTCTTGATAATAGAGTTAAGACGATGAACCACGACGTCATAAGAATCGACACTCTCGTCTCCAATGCCATGGGTGTTAAACCTGACATTGACCGTATCGCCAGAGCGGACGGCAAAAACGATGCAAGAAGGGACTGACCATGGGTGATATTGCTCAACTAATTTCAAAGTACGGATTCCCTATCGTTGCTGCGGCTGGTATGGGTTATATGATATTTTATGTATGGACATGGGCAACACAGGAAGTTAAACCTGTATTATCTGAAGCCAATAAAGTTTTGATTGCACTAATCGATCGTATCCGCATGCTTGATAATGACCTTATTCGCTTAAACCAGAAAGTTAATATTGTTCTTCAATTACGCAAAATGGAATATGATGAATTAACAAAGCAAGCTCATAATTTTATTATTGATGAACAAATCGGGACCAAATCTCCACCAGAGCAAAAGCCCGAGGCAAAGCCAGATGAATCCAATAAGAAAGTAAAGTAATACTATTTTCTTAGATTCTCTATGAACATATTTGCTGTTTTCTTCCAATCGTAATTTTCCTTAATAAAGTTAGAGCAGTCAGACGATTTAAGTTTGACTGCTTTTTCACAAGCAACTTTAAGATCCCAATCCATTGCACCCACTTTTTTATTAAGAATATCAATTGGTCCTGTAACAGGATAAGCAGCAACTGGAGTTCCGCAAGCAAGAGCTTCAATTATAACTATACCAAATGTATCTGCCTTTGATGGGAATACAAACACATCAGCATTTTGATAAACGAAAGCTAAATTTGTTCCTGTTAACTTACCCATAAAATTAACATATGGATATTTTTTTCTTAATCTTTCAAGTTCTGGGCCATCACCAACAACAACCTTAGTTGCTCTCATATCTAAATCAAGAAAAGCTTCAATATTTTTTTCTGCTGAAACTCTACCAACATAAAGAAGCATTGGTATTTGCCCCTTTAAATTTTTCTTTTTCGGTGGTTTGAATAGATGTGTATCTACACCACGGGTCCATTTAACAAGATTAATAAAACCACGTCTTTCAAGATCTAATTTCAAACTATCAGTAGTTACCATTACAGCAGAACTTTTAGAATGAAACCACTTCATATATCTATATGTTAAACTAACAGGAAACTTAATCATAGCTTCTAAAAACTCTGGAAACTTTGTATGATAGCTTGTTGTAAAGTTTCTTTTATTTTTAACACACCAATTTCTTACAGCTAAACCAATCGGTCCTTCTGTAGCAATATGTATATACTTTGGATTTAGCTTCTTTATTTTCTTATCTATGCCAAAAGGTATAGCCAAACTAATCTCATTATACAAAGGACAAGGAAAAGATTTAAAGTCATTTGGTGTGATGAATACAACATCATCACACTCTTCTTGTATTTTCTTCAACGTCATAACAACGCCGTTTACTTGTGGTTCCCAAGCATCAGTTGCTATTAATATCATTCCATTTCACCAATTCGAATCTACCATCGTAGTGTTCAACAATAGCAGTGCAGGATTCTACCCAATCACCACAGTTCATGTATTTAACATCGCCAAATTTGGTTATATTTGCGTGATGAATATGACCGCAAATAACACCTTCAACATTTTGCGCTTTAGCATATGAAGCTATAGCTTCTTCATAGTTGCCAATAAAATTAACTGCTTCTTTTACTTTGTATTTTGCCCAAGCACTTAGTGACCAATAAGGCAATCCAAACCAATTTCTAACTCTTGTAACGAGATTGTTTAAAGCTATTGCCACATCATATGCCCAAGAACCTAAATGAGCTAACCACTTTGCATTTTTAATTACAGCATCAAATTGATCACCGTGAATAACCAGTATTGGTTTATCATCAACTGTAATATGAATAAAACGTTCTAGTATATGAATATTTCCAAAAAACTGATCACCAAATGTTCTTAGTATTTCGTCGTGATTGCCTGACACATAGATGATATCAGTACCTTTACGACCTTTTCTTAAAATCTTTTGTACCACATCGTTATGGCTTTGATGCCAATACATTGACTTTGACATAGCCCAACAATCGATAATATCACCAACTAAATAAAACTTTTCACACTCAAAAGTTTTCATAAATTCTAAAAGAGCTTCTGCTTGAGATGCTTTAGTTCCAAGATGAACATCAGATATGAATACTGATCTATACTTATTTACTATTGGTTCTGAAGATGCCATCCCAATTTTCTCCCGGTGGATTTTTCTTATATTCTTCTACTCTTTCCATCATCATATCATAATATTCTTTCATCTCACCGCCGAATGCATTTTCTAGAGTTTTATAATAACCATCTAGTCTATTCCACTCTTGTGCTCTATATAATTCTATGAAGTCTGCATGTGAACGGGAATAAGCAATATTAATGCTATTTTTGTCAACAATCGTGTAAATATTAACACCTTCAGTTTTTCCTTTAACAGCAAGACAATCTAATTCTAAACACAAATAATCATCTTTTACATATTCATAGGTTTTTGGACCAATAATCATTTTAACATGGTATGGTTTTGATTGACCTTCTAATCTAGATGCAGTATTTACTGCATCACCAAGGCATGTATAATCAAAACGCTGACTGCTACCCATGTTACCAACAACAACGGAACCAGTATTAATACCGAGCCCCATGCCGAAAGGTGGTACGCCTTCAGATGCGATCTCGTTGTTGAATCTGGCCAAATCATCTAACATCTCCAATGCTGTTTTAACTGCGTGCTTAGCATGGTCAGCATCATCGAGTGGTGCATTCCAAAATGCCATTTGTGCATCGCCAATATATTTGTCTAATGTTCCATTGTTCTCAAGTATCTTAGCTGTCATGGCCGTCATATAACGGTTCATGATCTTAGTTAAGCCCTGAACGTCGCTTCCGTAATGCTCGCTAATAGTAGTAAAGCCACGAACATCAGTAAACATGATTGATAGTTCTCTAGTATCTCCACCAAGCTGTAATAACTCCGGGTTTTTCTGAAGCTTTTCTACCAACGCAGGTGATAGATAAGTTCCAAATTGTTTCTTTATTTGTTGTTTAAGTCTAAATTCACGTGCAAAATTATTAAATATAACATGTCCATAAACAAAAGAACCAGCAAGCAAAATATAGCTCGGATTCCAAAGTTCTAAGTTGGTTTTAAATAAGTAGTAAGAACCATAACCAACAACACCAACAAACAGAACATAAAATGGAACAGTCAGCGCAACAGATACTCGTGGCACTAGGACAATTATGGTCAATAATAATAATAATGCTATACCTACTTCTATTATTTGAGCATAAGAAGCCCTAGAAATAGAAGTACCATCAATGAGAGTTTGCAAAGCATTTGCTTGAATCTCATGAGACCATTTTTCCCCAGTTGGTGTAGCTATTATACCACCAACGCCTTCAATTGTTAACCCTAAAACAACAATTTTATCTTTTATTTTTTCTGGAACGATTTCAGTCGCTTCGACACGCTCGAATCTACTGTTCCATGCGAGCCAGATGCGACCTTTTTCATCTGTATTGATGGCAGGGAATTGTGGGATACGGACGGCTTCGATACCGGCTTCACCAGTTTTGATTTGATAAGAGGGATCTCCAGCTGCTGTGCGTAAGGTTTCCAATATAAGTGAAGGATACAATGAATTGCCAATCCGAACCAACATAGGCAAGCGGCGAACAACACCATCGCGCTCAGGTGTTGCAGCGAGAACCCCAACCCCTTCGGCAGCGTCAGCAAAAGGTCGTAAAGGTGAAATAGCCCCAGGCCAAGTATAAACCCATGTATCAGGAGCATCCCCGATAGCAGCGAAACCTCTGCGCACAGCATCTGCTGGTCTAGACTGAGTTGTGGGAGTTTGTGATATAACGACACCGCCACTTGCCAAACTTTTTGCAAAATCAGCGTCACCACCAGCGCGATCTTTTTCAGAAAAAAGAATAGGTACTGCAATAACACCAGCACCTGCAGCACGAAGCTTTTCAACTGTACTGGCAATATCTCTACGATCGAATGGCCATTGACCAAACTCTTGAACTGATTTTTCACCAAATTCAATAAGTACGATTTCATCTGACTCTTTCTTATCTAAACTAGTAATAAAGTAGTCAAATGTTTTTAATTGTAAAGTTTCAATTGGGCTTGGATTCAGCACATATACGCCGAGAAGAACTATCGCTGAGATAGCAGTCGCCCATGCGCTTGTGAGTATTTTTACTAAAGTTTCCATGATCAATATTGATTAATAATATAAGGATTAGTTGAGCAATTGCTAGTGCAGTGAA